GTGCCGGACAGGGACACGATTCATGACATGCAAGTTATGAATCAGCGGTTTATCCTCTTTCGACGGGCCGGGGTTTTCTACTGCGAAGACACGACCACCGGCAAACAACTCAGCCTGCGAACCAAGGACGAAGGCGAGGCCGAGACCCTCCTCCACGCCAAAAACGAATCCTTCCGCCAGCCGATCCTCAACCTCCAGATCGCCCGCACCTACATGGCCGCGTCCGATCCGTTGGTGAGCAAACGCACCTGGCAATCGCCCATGGACGAAATGACCCGGACCAAGACAGGCTCCACACGAATTCGCCACGAGCGCGCAATGATGGACGAAGCGTTCGACACCATCCGCAACCTCCCGATCGTCGAAACCAACTCGACCCACTTCCTGGACGCACTCGCCGCCGGCACCGTCGCCACCAACGTCTTCCTGCGCCGCATCCACAACTTCGCCCTCGACATGGGCTGGCTCCCGTGGCCCGTGCTGCCCAAGAAGCAGTGGCCGAAAATCAGGTTCAAGGAAAAGCGCGCAGTCACCGCCAAAGAGCACCAGGCCATCGTCGCCGCTGAGAAGAACCCGGAGCGCCGCGCCTTCTACGAACTCTGCTGGCACCTGGGGGGCGCTCAATCCGACGTGGCGAATCTGGTCGCCGAAGATATCGACTGGCAGACCAAGACCGTCAGCTTCTACCGCAAGAAGACCGGCACCGCCTCAATCATCCGCTTCGGCGCCGAACTGGAAGCCGTTCTGCAAAACCTGCCCCGCTCGGGCGCCTTGTTCCCCAATCTCAAGCCGATGCGCGAGGCACACCGCGCAACCGAGTTCCGCCGCGCCTGCAAGCGCCTCAAACTTTCAGGCATCACCCTTCATTCCTACCGTTACTCCTGGGCCGAGCGTGCTCGCTCCTGCGGCTATCCAGAGCGCTTCGCGCAAGAAGCCCTCGGCCACCAGTCCAAAGCTGTCCACCGCGCGTACGCGCGCAAAGCCCAGGTCACAATCTCAACCTTGGAAGAATACGAGAAACGGGCCGCGGCAACCACCATCCTGCCCTTCCCGAAAGTCGCCAGCGCCGCCTAAGAAGCTACCGCCACGCCAAGCAACGCCGCCCGGCCGTTCTGCCGCACCTCGGCAGGACGGCCTTTTCGTCGCTCATTCTGGCCTCGCCAATGATGGCTCACCGCGTTGGTGACCTTCACCAACCACGTCCGATCCTTGGCGTGCTCCAAAACATCGGCCGTGCCGAAGAACTTGACCGCATTGGCCTGCGGGCTCCCCAACGGCTTCAGGAGCCGCGTCGAAACCAAAATCGGAATGTCATGCGCCTGACAATTCAGCACCCAGGCGGCCTGCTCTGCTGTAAGGCGTGCCGGCAAATGCCCGAGCAACGCCAAAAACCGTTGTTGGTCCTCGCTCATATCAAAATCCAACTAGCCTCCGACCTCAATCGACCTGGTCGCATCGTTCTTGCTCGATTCCACTGCTCCTCGTAACTGCCCATGCCGATGCGCCAGGAACCAGCCGCCCACTGCCAGCCCGACCGCGCCCAGAATCAACAACTCATTCCCGACAATCAGCGACGGCAGCACCATCAGCGCAACACCGCCTAACACCATGGCAGCGCCGGTCGTTACACTCCCGATGATCAGCTTCAGCGGCGGATAAAACAGCGAAGCCAGGCCAAACAGAAACAATCCCAGCCCGACCCAAACAACCCCTTTCAAACTCGCCAACTTGGCGCCCACCTCCCGCGCCGTGTCCTTTTGTGCGGCACCCAATTCCGTCCTTGCTCGCGTCTCCTCGCGCTCCTGAACCGGCATCGGCGCGCTCACCACAACGGCCTGGACATTCGTGACGGGCGCTCCACCAGCCTCGCCCATCCGCACACGCGCCTCCTCAATTCGTGACCCCGCCGGCAAAGTGTAACTCCGGACCCTCACTGTCTCCTGGTCCTGCTTCGTCACCTGCGCCGGATTCTCGCCCTGAACAATGGTTTGTTCTACGCCGCCGGTCGGCCGCGGCGAAGTTACCGCCCGTCCGCCCCTAAGCGGTCGCATCGCGCAACCATTCACCACCAAGCACAACAAACCCACGCACAAAAACACTCGCCTCATTTCGCACCTCCACCCTGCGACCGCACTCCGGTGTGTTCATCGAGCACAATGCTCATTCTATCCACCGTCCGCCCCAGCACCGCTTGATTGTCGACCAACGTTGCCAGGCTCTTCTTCACGTCCCGCCGCTCCTCGGCGGCAAAGGTCTCGCGCAGCTCCACGGCCGTCAGCCGCTTGTCCATGTTGGTCCACATTGCCACCAGGGCGACGACGAATGACCCCAGCTGAAGCAAATTGCCGAGCGTGATTTCCCGATTGAACCGAAACAAACGGCCGTTCCCATTCCCGCTTTCAGTTTCCTCTTTCATACTTCGCCTTTGTTTGCCCTTGGTTTCTAAACCACCCACCTCTGGTACCGCCTAATAACGGCGCTCACCTCCGGCAACAGCGGAAGCTGGCTCAAAGACAAGTAAGTGCCGCCGCTGGGCCACTCGCGCAGGAGGCCCACCTTATCGCGCTGCTGATACCAGCCGGCGACCTCTTCCACCGCCGCCCATTCCAAGTCCGCGGGCAACGCCGTCTGCCCAGGTGCCAGCACCGTTCCCGGCAACACATAACCGCCCGTATAAGTAACCTTCGCCACAGAAGGCACCGACGCCGGCGGATGCGGCACCAACGGCACCGTCAGCGAGATGACGCAACCGCCCCGCACGTTGTAATCCACCGCGGCCTGCTCAATCCATCCTGCCCTCACCGTGCTCCTCAGCTCAAACCGAGTAACACTCTCGATCGGGTAACAAACCGCAGGGATTTCGATTTCATCGGCGCAGAACTCCTGCGTGACGTCGACCGTGCGCGCCAGCGCCCGATTGCACTCGCGGTCAAACCTGGCGCTGATGGCCACAATCGCGCGCGTGAGCGCCTCGTCATAAGTAACGTCAGCCAGGGCGAGACCAAGCCGGTTTTTAACCGTGACCAGTTGAGTTAACATAACCACCACCAGCCGAAACTGAGGCGTCCGAACAGAACCTCGCGGGCCCGTCCTGCCGCCTCAGCCCGGCATTAGCCTATTCCTCCGCCGTCAACAGTGCCGCCGTCGCATCCGGCGCCGCATAATCGAAGTCAATTTCTTCGATGAACCGCACCGCGAGCTGGTCGTTGGCGAACCACACATGCTCCGAAGTGTCGATGCGCGGCGTCCCATGCTCGCCCATCCACCAGAACGACATCGCGCCGAACACCGCCAACGGCTCGTCCACCGCGGCGGCCGTGCCGTAAGGCGTCAGCACGTCGGTCCAGACAATCGGATACCCATCCAGGATGGCCGAGCCATCCGGCAGCCGCTGATAAACATTCGGCTCCGCGGCCGTGCGAAACGCCGGCAGCCGCGTCTCCCACGTGCTGTCCAGGTAATACGCCGAAATACGGCCGTTAAGCGCCGCCTTGTTGACCGCAGTCCGGAGCGCCCGGAAATCGTCCAGCGTCGCATCGCTGGGTTTGGTCTTGCCGGCACCCAGGACATGCGTGCAGTCGTTGTCGCGCGCGATTTTGACGACCCCTTTGACAGTCTCATAAGTGACGGCCGAGCCGTCCGCCAGAAAGCCCCACGTGTCCTCGACGCGCGCGAACTCAACGGCGCCGTAGCGGGCCAGGAACTGGCCCATTGCAACGATGCTCTGCTCGTCGATTTCGCGCGGCAGCCGGACGATGCCGCCAATCTTGTGCGACTCGAGCGAAGCGAAGCTGATGGTGGGCGACTTCTCCGGGAACGCAGCCGACATCGCAATCGAGCCGAAGGCGGGCCGCGTCCCCATGCGGGCCGGCCGGGCCGTGCCCATCCCGATCGGATAAGGCGCCATGCACCGGCGAACCACGCCGAACTCCGAGATGAGCTCGCGAATCTCACCCCCGAATTGCACCGGCAGGTTGATATCCACGGTCGTCAGAGCCGTCCGCGTCGACAGGTTCAAAGTGTCGCGAGCGAACGTGATCAGCGCGTCGCGCTGCGCGGGCACAGAGCACAGCGCATCCAGCTTGTCACTGCGCTCGCAATGAACAATGAACACGCTCGCCATATGCCGAGCACAACCCTCGCTCACCTGGCCCACCCGCCGCGGGGCCAGCACCGTCTGCCGGGACGCCAACTGCCGGCGCACATCCTTTAAATCCGTCGCCAGCCTGTCACTGCCCTCACGCAACGCCTTCACCTCGGCCGGCAACGCGCTCACGCCGGACCATCCGGTCTTGATTTCACTCAGGAGACCCTGAATCTCTGCAGTTTGTTCGGTCATTTACTTATCCCTTCTGATTGCGACCGGCTGCACGCGAGCCGGTCTCACTTGTTTGCGCTATGCCCTTTGCATAACGCGCCGAAACTCGCGTGCTAAATCGAGCCATCCATCAGCTTGGTGCTCCGGCACCGTCCCGACCAAAGCCCGAAGCACCTCGAACATCTCTTGCACATCGGACCTGGAAACCGCTCCCGACTTGAGCCCCAGCGCCAAAGCATCCGGGTTAGCCGGAATCGCCACCGCCGAAACCTCCAGCAACTCCTGCTCGAGATACCGCCTCCGCGGCGTCCCACTTGCCGCGCCGGAGCCGCCAGGCGGAGGCGGGTCCTCCCACCGCAGCGGAATGAACCCCACCGACACCGCATTCAGAAATCCGCCCTTATAAAGCCCGTAAGCAATCCGCGCCACCGGGCTGACCTCGGTGGCAAATTGGATCCTCTGGCAAAGCGCCTGGCGGTCGCCAACCGCGCGCACTTCAGTCACGAGCGCCTTGCCCAACGTGAAAACGATGTCCCCGTAATTGTGCGCATTTTGGAAAACCGGGTTTCTGCGGTACGAATCCAGCCGCCAACCCGCCGGCTCGATAATCTCGTGATACCGGTCGAGCGTCGCCGTGCTCGCAATAAAATCCAGCACAGAGCCCGATGCACCAGGTGCCGGTGTAGAGACCCCCGCTTCGCGCGCTTCAACCTGCATCAGCGCGCGAACGCCCGCCCGCCCATCATGAAGAGTGGTTAAGAGCGGAGCCGCACTTACTACAGTTGAAGGAATGGTGCCGTCTTGCATAGAATGCTTTAGTGAAACGCCGCCAGGTCATCATGGTCGCAGCCGCAGCGATCATCCTGAGCGTGCTCTGGTTCACCTGCACCACCCACCGTGAGCCCCGTTACAACGGAAGATCGTTGTCCCAGTGGCTGGATCTTTGCGCTGGGAGGTCGGAAGCGTCCCAAGAGGCTGCCGATGCAGTCCGCCACATCGGAACGAACGCCGTGCCTTTCCTCGTTACCTGGACTCAACAAACCCAAGGTTTGACACCTTGGAAGCAGCGCTTCTTGGTAAAGGTCTTGAGTTGGAAATCTGGGGCGCCGGGCAAGGAATTGCTGCTGAAATTGATCACCGCCCGACAGCCTCAGGAATGGCGTGCCGCCTGTGGCTTTGCAATTTTGGGCGAGACTGCTCGAGCTGCCGCTCCGGACTTGGCGCGCGTCGCGACTCATGGAGACGCCGCTAGTGCAGATCTCGCAATCAACGCCCTCACGCTCCTTGGGAGAGACGGTCTCGAGTCCCTGTTCTCGGTCATCACAAACACCGCTGCCCCACAACGAACCAGAATCGTAGGGATGGATTCGCTCAGGCATGTCGTTCCAAGTGCCCGGGCAGCCTTCGTTCCCGAGCTTACCAAACTGCTGAGCGACCAGGACGCTTTTGTCCGAAGCCAAGCGACAAACGCCATTAATGCTATCGCACCTGAAGTGCTGCAACAAAGCTCGTTTCCGTGACCATTGGTAGCTCGTAAGCATAGTCACACAATTATTCCTGGCCTCCGACTTCGGGTTTCGGATTTCGGTCTTCGGGTTTCGGATTTACGGCGTCTGCCGCCTGCATCGCACCCGGCACATACCCCTTGTCCCCCCAAGGCAACTGCTTTAAACCCAAGGTCAAAAGCCCGGTTCAATTCATTGAACGGAATCCCCATGTCAAAACCAGTCCGCGCCGCAGCCAGCCGGTCGCGCCTGGCCGCCGCCATGACTGGATGGTCCTCCGGGTCAAACCAACCGTCCGCCTTCGGGTCAATGGCCTTGACGGTCACATCGTCCTCCGCCTCCAGCCGCCGGCACAAAGGCACCACCCGGTTCTCAATGAAGTTGAGCCGCGCGCCCGACATCACGTCATACTTCGCCGCGTTCGTGGTCGTGATGATTTCCTCCGGCACTCCGAACGCCGCGCAAATCTCCGTGCAGGAAAACTTCCGATTCGCCAAAAACTGCAAGTCACTGCTCGCAAGCTTCGGCGTCACCACCTCCGCCCCGCCCCAAAGCAGCACCGGCCGGTCCGCCGTGCCGGCGTGCCGCTTGCGCTCGCGCAAGGCAGCCAGGATTTGCTCCCGCTGCTCCGGGTCAAGCTGCTCGCTCGTTCGCAGAATCGTGCCGGCATCGCCGTTATTCTCCATGATGCCCTTCATGAAGAGCGAAGCCGCGTAATCAGTTCCGGCGGCAGTCGCAGCGACCGCCAGCGGCGCCATGCCGCGCCAAAAGTCGAACGGATTGGGCAACCTCTCATGCCACACCTCCTCCGGCAGGAATACCTGGCTGGACAGCGGACTGTTCCGGGCATAATCGATATACCGCCAGCCCATCAGTCGATTGTCCTCGACGATATGCTGGAACCGCGCCGGATCTAGGATGAGCACCGCCTTCAGTGCCGGTCGGCCGGACACTGAATCAAAAATCGGCACTCGGAAACATTCCCCTCGCAGCATCAGCCAGATGACCCGCAGCTCCCAATACTGAAACCGGTTCATATACGGATGCGGCCGATTGTAAAAGTCCACCAGCGGCCCGGTCGTGATGAGTTTCTCACCCTCAGAACTCGTGGTGGAGAACCGGAAAGGAATATTCGAAACCTGCTCCGCCAGCGCATTGATGGCGCGATACACCCACACCACCTGCTGATAAGCATTCGACAGCACCGTCCCATTCGCTACGTCGTCCGGCCAGACGGCCGCCGACAGCGGATACTGCGTCGCGTCCTTCACCTCCGCACGCGGAGCCCCTCGGTGAATCGAAATGTTGAACCCAAAGATTTTCATAGCTTAACCGGAGCGCCGGCCTCCGCCCGGCTTTGGTCGTACCTTCCTGCTTCCGTGTAACCTCTCACAAACCTTTAACCCTCCCATGAATCAGCGCCCGCTCCTGCGCGATCGTCCGTCCATCCGGCAGCACCTCACCGCGCTTGAGCCGCTCCAGCATGCTGTCACGGCTAATTGCACCAGCACGCCAGGCCGCAACTACCGCGGTAATCTCCTCGCCCGACATGGCGCACGCGCCCAGGTCAGTGTTCATCGCGAAACTCACCTGGCCGGCGATCGCATCCAGGTCCCCGCCCTGAATCCACCACTGAGCAAACTGCAGCACGCGCGACAGCGAACGATTCAAACTCTCCACAATCGCCCCCAGCCCACACAGCTCCCCTCCCACGCCTGTCGCGGCCGTCAGGCCGGTGGCCCCCACGCCAGTGGATTCCAACATCCGGGCGCCGAGCAGGGCCATCCTGCGCTCCACCTTCTCCATCGCCCTTTCCAAATGCGCCAGGCCCGCACCAGTGAACTCAAGGAATCCAGCCGAGGCACCAGGCACCTCCGAAACCCAAGCTGCACTTGAACCGATGCGCAACGGCGCCGCCTTATCGAACCCACTCACCCAAGCAGTCGGCAACGCCGCGAAATGCAGCCCGTGCTTGTAGTCAGCATCCAGCCGGTAATGGTCCAGGTTCGCGGCGATGATATCCGCCAACGGCAACTTGCCTCGCTCAGGCAGCGAACCCTTCGGCCCATGAAACACAAACGGAATGAAATCCAGCGCAACCCCATCGCGCTTCAGGATGACACTCTCATCCAGCACCCACGCGCCGCTTGCCGCGCCGGAGCCATCAGGCGAAGCCAGGTCGCCGCGCTTCCAAACCTCCATCACACACGCGCGAGCCCCATCGGTCCTATCCGTCCTATTGGTCCTCTCCAACCCAAGCACGCGCAACCCGTCCGCTTCACGCAGCACCACCTCCGTCAACACGACCTCTTGCCCAATCCGCTCGACAGTCCAGTCCAGCACGTCCTCCGCCCGGAAGAACGAAACGCACGGCCGACTCGAAGTACTGTCCTGCAGCACCAGCGAACCACCACGTCCCACGGATAACACCTCACTCACCACGCCCCGCGCATACGCAACAAACTCAGTCCCCCACCGTTCGCAATCAGCCACAAACTTCTCCAACCCACCAGCGGGCCTGCCCGCCGTAGCGCCAAGCGCCAACCCACCAGTGGGCCTGCCCACCGTAGCGCAGAGCGCGAAGGTGGGCGCCCGTCGAAACACCAAATCCAAATACTCCTCCAACGTCCGCGCAGTCGCGCCAAAGAACGAAGCACGCGCCTTGTAAGCTCCATACTCCTCGTCACTCTGCGAATCCAACCGCGGCAGATACTTCGCCCCCGCCGCCTTCACCGCATCCTCGCCCGCCAACACATCCCTCGCCCGCGCCCATTCCCCCGCGCTCGAATCGTATTCCCGATGAGTCCCACCTACGGCCATCGGCGCAACAATACCACGCGTTCTTCAGAAAAATTCACCTCCGCCAACCCCGACCTGCACCAGCGGGCACCAACGACCCTTTGACCTGCACCAGCGGGCAAAAAAATCCTCACAAACCCCTTGACGACCCTACACCACGCCGCAACTTTGCAGGTTAGATTCAAGCCACGGACGCCGTGACATAACACCCAGTTAACTGTCCAAATAACCGTGATGAGAAAACGGCATGTCGAAAAGGCCTTCACCCTAATCGAGCTACTGGTGGTGATCGCCATCGTTGGCATTTTGGCGGGGCTACTTATACCAGCAGTCGCGTACGGGAAGTTCAGAGCGCGCGTGACCACCTGTACCAACAATTACAGGCAACTCGCACTGGCCGCCGCAATGTACGCAGGCGATGATTCGAAGGGTCGACTACCATCGTTTGCGGTTCCCAGCTCTAAACTAATGAGCTTTCGCAATCTATACCCATGGATCATTGCGTTACCTACCTTCAAGGCAATGGAGACCCACGGGATAACACAGCCGCAGATATGGTTTTGCCCTCTGCATAATAGATGGCAAGCCGCTTTGGAAATGTTCCAATGGAAGTTTGGGAGACCGTTGGCTACGATTGACGATCTCGGCAAATACTACATCGACACACAAGGGTGGAACTATGCTGGCGTAGACATGAACTGGTGGGTGCCGCGGCAGTTGGAACGCTTCCCTGGCCTGACCTACCCTGATGCTTCCCTTCCCACTAGCCGTTTGAAAACACCGTGGCCATCTAAAATGGACGATCTCACTATTTCGACCCGACCAATCGTCTCCGACTGGGCAGATGGCGAAAAAGAGACCTCAGGAGACTCCTTTTCCAGAGCTAGTGGTGGGCATACCTTCGCGGGCAAGCTCCGAAACGCCAATTCCGGATATGCGGACGGCCACGTGGAAACCCAATCTGCTAACCGCATGAAATGGGAACTCAAACTTATCAACGGTGACGATTCTTATATTTTCTACTGATCCCCACACCGCGCCCCGGAACCTACGCGCCCCCAGAACGAACACGCTCCCGCTTCGCGCCATTGATACGCCTTACCAATTCCAACCTCCGCTCCGCACCCATCGTGCCATGCTGACGCCTGTCCCGCTGACTGCTTCCGCTCATTCCAATTCGAACGTCCCTCGCTTCGCCAATTCGAACGCCCGTTTCCGCGTCCTGGCTTTTTGTGCACGTTCGAACGTCCTTGCCGCTCCGGGCCTCGCTGCCCTTCGGGTGCGCACCATCGGCTAACGCCTCGGTGCGCAGGCTCCGCTAACACCCCCCTCCCCCAATTTTTTGTGCTTCGCAACAGGTTAACTTCGCGCTAACGCGCGGGGGAGGGGGGCTCGCTGCGCCCAGCTAACCGGCCCGTCGCTCCCCCTCCCCCAATTTTCGCGGCCGACGATAATATCAGCTCGCTCCGCTCGAAGAACCGATGGATAGAACGCTCCGCTCTCGCTCCGCTACGGCGCGCTGACGCGCGCCCGCCAACAGCCTATCGAGCCGCCGGTGCTTACGGCGCACACAACGCGCGCCTCCAACACCAGCGGGCAAGGCGCCCGGTGGCCGTGCGCCAGCACCCTTAACAGCCCGGCAAGAGTCGCGCCTTTCACTCGGCCGTCGCTCGATGGCTGTCCGCCAGGACCTCGCTAGGCCGTGCCTGGTGGCACCGTGAAAGTCGCGACCCTTGCCGGAGGTAAAACGCTGACTTGCTGGCTTTCCCTCCGCTCCACATCGCTCCACTCCGCAGCAGCCGACGAAACAGCGCCGCCGGCTCGCTGCTGCGTTGCACTCTGTTTCGCTTCAGGAGACCGTCAAGACAGCGAGAAGCAAGACCGGCGCGAGAGCAGCCAGCTTTTGTTCCTGTCTACCTCCCACCGACTCCGGTCACAAAATAGAAACGGTCAGGACCTCCGCTGGTGGCCGTCCGCCAGGACCAAAATCTGGCTGCACTCGCGCCTAAAAAGCTAATCAGCCAGGCCCATGGCGCAAAGGGGCCTCCGCTCACCCCGACACCCTTTCGCTGCGGCCACTTTGCACCATGCGCCTGGACAGGAACCCGAGGACCCGCGCGCATAGTGGCCGTCTGCCAAGACTCGCTCCGTTCGGGACCGTCATGAAGGATGCTTCCGGCTTCCAGACACAAGAGCTGTTATACTCAAAGCCGCCCCAATGCCGTATCCCGCTGAACGCGGGAACCCTCGGCATTTGGTCCCCGCCGCCTCACCGATCGGCGGCCCGGTTCATTGAGTATAACAGCGTCTTGTGTCCAGAGAGCCTGTCGGGACTGTCACGCTGCCTGCTAAATCCGGCCCCCGCCTCGGCCGGGCAGGCATCGCGCCAGTCCCTCCCGCATCCTTCACGCCAGTTTATCCGCCATAGCCTCCGCCGGGCGAATAGTTAGCTCACGCAGAAAAGTTTGGCGGAGGCGTCGGCGGAACCCTCACTCCGCTTCCGGATCTTTGATCAGGCGCGGGAAAAGAAAAGGAAACAGCCACGGCTCGCTCCGCTCGCCACCACTTGCACTTACCCCCATCAAGGTCCAATATAGGAAACAGCTGCATGATAAACGTTAGCCAGTCATGAACCGCGGCGCAGGATTACCACGCGGACTCGCGAACCTCGGTGACACCGTCCGAGTGCTCGATGGAGATGGCACGGACTTAGGCCCGATGATTGTGGCACAAGCACAGAAACTCGCCTCCGACCAGGTTGCAGAGCTCTTTGTCACCGAACCCACAGCCACACCCCCTGTCGTCCGCATCGTCCACCTTCGCAAGCTTCAGGATCTTTTTAAGAAAGAGTTTGGTGGGCATCACTATACCCCCCTCAACTTCCTCTGAGTAATCGAGCGCGCTCGCGTCGCCACCAAATACCGCAGCGCATCCGCCGCATCGTCTCCACCAACACCATCCTCGTCGCAATCCACCTTCAACACGTCCTCCGGCCGATGCGGATCATGCTGCATCGTCGGCAGCGTCTCCACCAGCCGCCCGCACCGTTGGTGAATAAACAAACTAGGCAAAATTTTCGCACTACCATCACCCAACCGTTGCAAGATTTCGGCCCAACCGTTAACACGGTCCATATTCGCAGGCCGCAATTTGATTCCTTCGCGCAAATACTGCCCCGCAATCGTCGTCCCATCCGCTTGCCGACTAAACACATCCGTACCTGCCACGAACCGCCGAAGCTGGCTCACCTCCAGCCCGTGTCGGCCCAGCATCGCTTTGACACCGGCACCATGCCGTTGCGGTAACCACATCCGCTCCGCGTGCTCATCCACAACAAACACGTTTCCGTCTCCATCGGTGCACCCCAGCAGCACAACCGTGTAGTGAGCAAAACCATAATCCAACGCGCAGAACCATTCCCGCGCCCGCGTCTCATCGAAATCGGCGACGATATGGACATCGCGCCGGAACGTCGTGAAGAACTGACCTGCGGCCAGGTCCCAATCACCATCCAACCAGGCCCGACGCTGCCACCCCGTCAGACTCTCCAGGACCCGCTGATACTCCGGGTTATTAAACGCGTTATCACTCACCCGCGCCGGCACGAACCTCGTCTCGCACTCCCGTTTCTCCAAAAATGGACCAACGAACCTTGTCCGATACCACGCATGTCCAATCCCGCCAGGATTGCTCGTTGAATAAATCCGTGGCCGCCAATTCGGTTTCGACGTTCGACAACACGTTGTGATGTCCTGATGCTTCCGGCTCGAAAGCGTCGTCGCCTCCTCGATTCCAATCACGTCGTACTCCAGGCCCAGGTAGGCGTCGATATCCTTCTCCGCTTGAAAATGCCCCGCAATAATCCGCGACCCGTTTCCGAAAGTGAGCACGCCGCGATAAGCCGAGAACTCATGCGCCAGCCCGGTGAAGATGCGGCGCCGCAGGTCCTCGAAGTGCTCCATGTTGGCTTTGCCAATCTTTCGCAACAACAAACACTTCAGCCCCGGCACACGCTGACAATCATCCGCCCCCATCTGCGCCAGGAGCCAATGGCTCTTGCCACCACCACGGGCCCCGCCGTAGCCAACTGCTGTCGGCCCGTCGCCCTGGTCACAGAGCCTTGCGGCGGCTGACGCCGCGAGCTGCCGCTCCTGCAGGATGACCCCAGCCCGCACGAACTTGTCCATCTGCTCCGCCGGGCACCCTGCCGCCCGGCCCACCGCAATATATCGCTCCAGCTCAGTCACGCCGCACCTCCTTGTCGCCCCGGAACCCCCAACGAAGGCCGACGCCCGTCCCCAATCTGCACTGCCTCCACATCCAGCACTTGGCCGTCAGGCCGGTGGCCGTCCGCTAGGACCTCACCAGCCAAAGGTTGCCCATAAATCTTTTTTAGCGCCGCCTCTACTTCCACCCGAATCGGCCCGCCCTCCGCTCCGGTCACCTCCAACCGGTGGCCGACCGCCAAGTCCATCGGTTTCTCACATGCCGAGTGCCCAAGCTTGCTCGCCAGCTCGAGCAACCGGGCGTAACCCTCCAGATTCCCGCACCGCTCCGCCCGCGCCATCCAACGCTTGCGCACCTCCGCCGCAAACTCCACCAGGTTCTGCCGCTCTTGCCATTCCGCTTCGCGCAGCTCCTGATACCGCTTCGCCCAATCCACCGCTTTCACCCGCGCGATCGCCTCCGCCGCCTCGCGCTCAACCAGCGCCATATGCGCAGCATAGGCCACCAGCCGGCCTTGCCAATCCCACCGCCGGGACCATTTCTCCATCATCACCTTGCTCCGGCCCAGCTTCGCCGCCACCCTCGCCAGCGACCGCTCCGGCCCCTGGCTCAGATAAATACTAAACGCCGCAAACGCCTTCTCGCTTTCCTTCGCTTGTCTCTCAAATGCAAGTGCCACACATACCTTTCTGTTTATTTGTCCTCTTGGTCCTATTAGTCCCATGATGTCCCACCCCAACGGCAGCGTGGGAAGGAACCACCCGACCCCAAGGAGGGTGGTCCTTCCCCTCTGCCTGTCTCGTGTACAGTCTCATTATCTTTAAAGGGATGTGAGACTGTGAGACTCCTCATGAATTTTGCCCTCCATTCCGCCAGTAAAGCCCTGCCTCCGTAGTGATTACACCAGCGGCAACCAGCCTTTGCAGATACCGAGACGCCGTAGCCCGGCTCATATCAAATTTTTCCCTCGCACTCTCAACAACTTTTGCGAAAGCAATCGCACTATTTGCGAACACCCCCTCCACAAACTCGCTATCCGTACACACCTTGTTTTTGGCCTGGGGACGTCGCAATGCCTCCGGGTTCAGATCCTTGGCGACCAACATGCGGGGATAATCCCACCGCACCACAAAATCATCCATCGCCGGAAGATTCCGGAGGATGGTGCTCACCGTGAAACACGCCTCCTCCTCGTGCGGTGTCAGCACCAAAATACTATCAGGGTCACGGGCCCAGGCGCCCGCTCCGCTCATCCGGTCCATCGCGTTCTTGCTTGTGCTGTCCCCCTTGGCGAAATGATGCGCCACCACCAGCGCCGCCCCGGTCCGCTGCACCAGCGCCTCAAACTCATTCATCAGCCCGGCGATATCCCCGTTGGCGTTCTCGTCCCGATTCCCCAGCACCTTGTACGCCGGGTCCAACACAATCATGCCGAGCTGGTGCCGGTCCAGCTGCTCTTCCAACTTCGGCCGGAGCAAAGTCATGTCCGCGTTATGCCCGCGCAAATTCCACACATGCAACGTTTCAGCAATCTGGTGGCCCTCCGCCAGGAGATCCGGCCTGGCGGCCGCCAAAGCGTTCAATCGCTGCGCGATCGCCCACGCGTGCAGCTCGAAATTGATGTAAAGCACCGGCGCCTTGGTGCAGCGCCGCCCCCACCAATCACACCCGCTAGCCACGCTCAGGCTCAGGTCCAGCAAACACCACGACTTGTTCGATTTCGACGTGCCCCCAAGGACCATCTTGCACCCCTGGTGCAACACCCCCTCAATAATCTGCGGCGGCGCTTGCGGCGCCGTCTCCACTAACTGCCGCAGCGTCAAAATCTCCGGCAGAGCCGGCGGCACGACACCCAGATCAACGGCGATGTCAATCTGCTCGCTCATTGAAAAAGCAACCCCTCCCTCAACGCTAACCGTGGCGACGCACCTTTCCCCTGGGCAGCGCTAATGCTATCTTCAATCCAATGCGCAAGCATAAACAGGCCTTGCTCTGCTGCTCTGCCGTGCTCCTGCTTGTCATTCTCGGAGTCTTCGCCGTCACAACGACACCAAAGCGCAACAGTCAGCCCGTGTACAAAGGCCTGACCCTGGCGCAATGGCTGGACGTAATAGACCGCCACAGAGTGAATGGCTACGGCCCTGTACTTACCTCCCAGATGCGCCAGCCAGCCAAAGACGCAACACCAGAGCAAATCCACGAGGCTGAGGAAGCCGTTCAAGTCATCGGCACAAACGCACTTCCTTTTCTTCTGGCCTGGATTGACCCTAAACCCAACCCTCTCAAAAGATTCTACAGGGGCGTCCTCGGCCTGCTGCCGATGCCAGAGCACGTGCGCGGGTTTCTCTGGGGTCTTCCCGGCACCAGGGATGAACGCCAGCAAGAGTTTGCCGTCCACGGATTTCGGGTGCTGAGCACCAATGCGCTCCCTGCTGTCCCAGACCTGTCGAACCTGGCAAACCAAACGAACCACCCTTACACGCAGATATTGGCCGCTAAATCCCTCAGCACCGTCACCAACGTTCAGCCCCAATAGTCCCTTGCGCGCTTTGCGCCGTTTCCTGGTGACAGAATCCATGTGCATCAGTCCGTACCCGGTTAGTCTCTAAGCCAAACTAAGCTCTGCAGTTTCCCTTCCCGCCACGCCCCCGGCACCCTCACAGGCTGCGAGTACGTGAACACCTTCGGATCGCAACCAAAAGCGACGAGCCCCGCCTTCAATCGATTCTCAAAAACCTTGTTTCGCGGCGCATCAAACCACCCATGCAACGACTTGCCAGCCGTATCGATGATGCAGTGCAAATCGTAATGCAGCCGCCGGCGCAAATAGGCAAAAACGGCGCCGACCTCATCCCGGGCCAGCGTGTCCGACTCGATAACCATGAACCGGTGCCCGTCCAGGTTTTCATTGCTCCGGCTGTAGACGCCCGGCCTGAACGACGAGCCGCACGTGAAGTTCCCCATCACGGGCCCGATTTGATACCACTCCGCCATCGACCTAAAATGCGTCCGATGCTCCGGCTGCCCGGAGCTATAAACGTCCCCAATCCAAACCGTCGAGCAGGCAGGCCAAAGCTTGAGCCAGGTCCGAAACTGGTCCTCAGCATCGCGCCCCGCCACGAGCAACGGTGAGTCCTCAAGAATTTGCGCCATCGTCCACCGGAAGAAATCAAACAACTCCGTCTGGAACCGCTCCGCTGCAGCGCGGAGCGATTCCAAAAGCAGCTGCTCCCCCGCTTCGCGGCCCTCGGCCCGCGCGCGGGCCTTCAGAATCTCCCGCGGTAAAATTACCCCGCCAGCCTGCAGCACATCGCCGCTCCGCAGCGTCCGCCCGTCTGGCAGCCGCAGCTCCCACGGCGAGGCGTTCAACTCCCGGCGCAACCGCCGGTTTGCGTCGCTGACCGCGCTGACGCACGACGCATGAAAACAAAAAATGGTCGGCGCCCCATCCACGTTCACCCGGCAGTCCTTCTTGCCATTGGTGCTGGTATGCAGCGACTCGCCCGGACATTTACAAAATCCACTCACTTCATTCTGCCACTCCACGCGCCCGACAATCCGCTCCGCAACGTGTTTCGGGTCCAGCATTAGCGTCCATTAGCGTCCATTAGCGCAAATTAGCGGTTTAAAACGGCTGCTCAGGCATCGGGGCCGTCAGCACCAACACCGGTTTGTCATCACCCTTGCGTGCGTTACACACGCCGCACAGCACTTGCAAATTTCCTTCCCGAAACTGCCGCCGATAAAAACACATTCGCTGCGACGCATCGCCCCGATGGTGCCGGTGCCCCCTCGGTGAAATGCAATCGAACTCCAGGTCCTCATCCGTACCACAGTGCGCGCATACATTCCCAAGCAGCACCATCAACTCCTGCCGCTTGCGCCTCGCCCATTCCTTTTGCTCTTTTGCCATCCTCCTTGGCCTTCATCCTTCAGCCTTTCACCACAGCTCCGGCTTCCAGCAAGCCCCATCCCGTGCGATACTACTCCCGTGAGCGCACCCAGCCGCAATGCAGCCCGCGCCGAGCATGCCACGTCCCACGACACGCGCGGGGGCGGACTCATCTGGTTCGTGTGGGCCGCCTCGGCCCTCGTCCTCTACGTGCTCAGCACTGGCCCTGTTGCCAAACTGTACGCAAAAGGCTTCCTGCCCCAGGCACCTCTGATGTTCCTTTATCAGCCACTCGGACTCCTTGGCGACAACGTCCCGCCGGTTCGGACATTCTTCGAATGGTACATCATTGACGTGTGGCACTGCTATCCGTCCAGCGCACACACACGCTGATACAACAGTCACGACTTCTCTTTCCGCAAAGTCGATCAGCCTCATTCGTGTCTATCCGCTCCATTAGTGGTTAAATTCCCAGCTCCGGCTCGCAATACCGTTTCGCCCCCCGGATGAAATCCGCCGGCCTTCTCAAAACCTCCGCCGCCACAGACGGTGGCAGGTACAACAGACTCCTCGCCGCGTAGCGGGCCCCGATGAAACGAAGGATCTGCTCCTCCGTTACCCCGTCCCCGCCAACGAGCCGCTCAATGCGCTGCACCGTGGCGGCGCTGAGCCGCTCCTTTGAAATTTCAAATTTCAAATTCTCAATCCTTGGCCATTGGTCCCACCCGTCCCCTCACTCCTACGCCACCAACACAGGCAACGCTCTCGGGGCTCCGTCAGGAGCGGTGGCCGTCCGCCAGGACCGCGGGTCGTACGATTTCTCATTCCGCCAGATGACCAGCGCCGCCTCGAAGGATTCCAAGCCCGCTCGGAGTTCCTCCTCGCTCCAGAGATGCTCAACCGGAGCCATCGGCTCCGCTGAATTCACAATCACACTCAGACACGCCACGCCGCGCCGACCCGTCGCGCCGAAGTCAGACGAAGGCTGGATGGCCCGCCGATACGCTGCCAGTTGCTGGCACCATGACTTATACACACGCGGCTCCCAAACCACCGGCTCACCGCCAGCTCCGTTGCGCCCGCCAGGGCGCGGTGGCCGACCGCTAGGTCCTTGAGTTTTATAGTCGACCAGCGTCAGCCCGTGCGCCTGGTGCTCGACCAGCAGATCCGCCGTCCCCGCGTAGCCAAGCTCCGTGTTAACCAGCACCCGCTCCGTCCACACCACGCGAACGCAGTTCGCCTGAAACCAACCCCGGTGCAGATTCAGCCAAGCCGCATACCGCCCGGCCTGGTCCACCTCCAAAGACCTGGCGACCTGTTCCGCCCCGGCGTGAAACGCCGACCCGAACTCCGCCGCGCCCTTCACCTGGCTTTGCGCGTCTTCAACAACGCGCTTCGCGAACACGCCCAGGTCCTCGCCTACAACCCGCGGCAACGTCAGCGCGGCCAGCACCGCCTGCGTCATCTTCCACTCAACCAACTCAGGCTTGTTGATGACGCCCAGAACATTCGTGACGCTCGGAAGCAACCCGAGCTTCCGCGCGTCCCGCAACGTTGTCGGCCGCATTGATGCCAGTCCGGAAGGACCCGTCTGCAAAGACCCCTTGGCGGAAAGCACGTTGTGCAACGGCTCTCCGTCCCGCCGGTACCAATGTGCATTGTCAGCGCTGAACAATTTCATCGGGAGGCCCTCCCTTGTAGCGCAGACTTTCCAGTCTGCTGTACCGCAGGTTTCCAACCTGCTCGGCCCCTAATGATGGCCGTCCGCCAGGACCTCCAGACGGACACTCCGGCCCCCTCCCTCACCAACACGTGGTTAACGTTCGCTCGCCGCATGTCAGCGAGGACCCCGTCCAACATTCGCTGCTCGCGCGGCAAATAATACCGGCTCGTTAAGGCCCGATAACCGGCCGCTTCCGCCTCCCGTCGATTCAGCGTAATCATTGCGCCTCCCTTTGCGCTTGGGCCGCTGGTGGCCGCACCGCTAGGTGCCCGTCCGCCAGGACCAACCGGAACAGCCCGCTCGGCGTCTCTGGCCAAACACCCCAGTCCAATCCCGCATCCGCCCACTCAGCATCATTCGCCGCTGGCTTCCACTGCAGCGACAGCACGATCGGTGGCCGCATATTAGTCGGCGGCGACGGCGGCTGCGCCGGCGTGAAACTCACCTCGCTCGAAAAGTCACTCTCCAACCCATCGGCCACCGCTGTGGCCGCGAAGAAATAGGTCGCGTTGCGCGACGGTAAAACCACCGTCGCGTAGTTCGTCGCGCCCATCGCCACCTTGTTCGTGTAAGCCCCAGAGCCTACGCCGTAGTACAGGTTGTAAGTCATTCCGGCCACCAGATCCCAAGTCAGTTGCACCACTGGCGGCGGATTACTGGGCACCAAATAACCCGTCGCCGCTTGCGCCGGCGCCGCGAGCAAAACAAGCAAAACCAAACACTTTAGAGTTCTCATCAGATTATTTCTTCTTGTCCGCCGTAGCCTTGGCGAAGGCGGATCATGGAACTATATCGTCAGGGTCATGTTGATAATGGTGGCCGACCGCCAGGTCAGAACCCGACTTCGGGGTCGAAGTCCGGCGTCTTCGGTGCGGCCTGGCTGGCCGCGCCACTTTTGGGTTGAGGTAGGGGCGGACCGCTGCTGGGCCGTCCGCCTTCTCCGCTCTGGGGAGAAGGTGGCCGAAGGCCGGATGAGGTGGCGCCGCCAGGCGCTATGGGTGCAGGCTTCGCCTGCTTCCACTCCGCAATGCGCTGGCGCGCGGCCACCGGGTCATATCCACCCGAAGCCACCAGCTTCTTGGTTGGCTTCGACACCGCGTCAATCGACGCGTAAGTCCGGCCGACCAGGTTTTGCTGGTGCGAGATAACAAGTGTGCAGTTCGCACCGATGAGCTTCGCCAGGTCGATACTCTCCCCCGGCACGACCGGCCGGCCGCGCCACTTACTCAGGAACTCGGCCAGTCGCGCCTTCGGATGCAGACTCGCGGTGAAAGTCTTGGTGATGATGCAATTCTTCCCCTCCTCATTCTTTTGCTCCGTTTCGAAGAACACCCGCACCTTGTTGACCAGGCGCCTCTCCCCCTGAAACTCCGTTTCCACCAGGCCCAAGTCGATGACATCGACGCACACGGCAGGATGAATGCCCTCAACATGCGGTTTGAAATCGCCGCCCGGTTTCGATTCAAGAACTAGACTCATATGCTTGTTTGTTTTCCTTTCTGATTTCTTGCTCTGTTTTGTTGCAGGCAGGCACTGAAGTGCCGGCCAAATTCGTTTCCACAAAAAGGGGAACGTTATCGGCATGGTGGCAGTCCGCCAGGACCGGCAAAGCGCCCCCGAGGAACTTGAAAAATGTCTCCACCTCCATCGTCACCAGCCAGGGCCGGAACCTGCGCCGATGCGCCACGATCGGGACCTTCCCATTCCCCGTTTCCGCTTTCCCGATTTCCCGATTTCCGCTTTTCCCCGCATCCCGCCGGGCCTGCTCCATCGCCTCCTCAATGTTCAACCGCTCAACCGCCTTCACCTCGAAATGGATCCAGGGCAAGGAATCACAAACCACATCCGGCGACTCCGCCGACCCGCTAAACTGCTGGCCACGCCTGGCGGCGTAGCCGTTGGCGCGCAACTCATCGCGCCACTGCCGCTCGCCACGTTTCCCTTTCTCGCGCGAGTTCACGAACCATTTCCCCCTTTACCCACAAGCACCGTCTCCCTCATCCGCATCAGCGCGTCTTCGACGCGGAAACGCACCAGGTCCCCGATTTTGAAGTAACTAATCTCCCCCCGTCTCATCATCTCCGTGACAGTCCGCGGACACACCTGCAGCGCCGCCGCCATCTGGGTCTTCGTCAGGCACACCGCCCCGGCCAGGGAGCCCTCCCCCTGTGGCTTATGTCGTGTGATTACCGGTCTACCTCTTTTGCTCAAATTCGTCGCCATCTTCACCCCTTATGGCGTTACAAACCGCGTGCCCTCGGTTACACCCCGTGTAACCTCAAAAACAAATCGCGAAGGTTTCCCTTCGCGTTCTCAGTCCAATTCCACTCCCCGCCTCAGCCCTGGTCTTCAGCCCATTATCCCATCCACCTCACGCCCTCCGGCGGCTCGTAAACAAACCGTCCGGCGAGCCCCGCCCGCAATCGCAAATCCCTGCCTCGCCCCCAGCGCCCGGAAGGCCGCCACAGATATCGCTCCAAATGCTCACCAAACGCCCGCAACACTTCATCCGGAGCGCCCTCTCCATCGCGCGCCGCCCCCAGCCGGCCGAGCAAACGCCGGATGGCCTGCCGAATCGCCCGCACTTGCCTCTGTTCATTCCCCTCCGTTCCGCGCAAATGTTTGCGAGCCCAGGCGAGAATTTCCTCCAACTCATCCCTCGCTTCCTGGCGCTCAGCTTCGCTCGTATTGGCATCATCAATTACGCCCTGGCATTTCCTCCTGGCATTCGCCATGTGTTGCGCGGTCTCCCGGTCATCGCTGGCGATGTTCCGCTGCTCAACCACCGCGTCGCCGAACGCTAGGTTTGCCAGCTCCGATGCATGCAATGACCTACCGGACCGGGCTACCAGCACCGCCACGTACGCCAGCCCTTTCGAATCCGACAAAAACCGCTCGACCCCATCGAAAACCAGCCGCCAGTCACCAAATTCCTTCCGCAACCCGTACGCGTGAGCCATCGGCGCGCCGCCTTCAGAACTGCGCACCTTCTCTGGCGGCCACCCGCCAGCACTAGGCGGCAGCCCGCCCGGGCACGGTGGCTGGCCGCTGGTTTTCTTCCCCGATTCCTGCCCCTTAGAATAACCAGGAGGCTTCGCTGCCACCCCACAATCAACCCCGTCGAACTCGTTCCCGTCTCCGACCCCAATCCCAACGCCGGCTGCGACCAACAACGTCGCCGTGAGCTTCAGTGCCATCCAAATCGCTGGCCGCGCCTTCGATTTCACCGCCGACGCGCCCGGGTCCTGCAAAAACGATTGAATCGCCTCTTTTTCCGCCTCACTCACGCCTGCCGCGCCGAAGCCAGGCGAAGTCGGGCTCGTCGCGCCGTAGCCAAGCGAAGGTCGATCCGCCGGACATCCTTGCCCGGCGCCTTCTGGGTCCCCGTCTGCATCACTAACTCCTTCCATGCTTACTAACTTGTCCCTCCTTCCAGGCCGCTATCCGCCGGCCGCCACAACCGGCGAAAACTTACTCGCGTGGCGCCAACCGTTTCCACGGACACCGTAAACCCAATCGGATCCGGAACGCCGTGGTCAACCGAAGGTCAATCTCGCCCGCTTCAATTTTTTGCAAATTCCTGGTAGCGATCTCCGATCGCTCCGCCAGTTCCTCCTGTGTCATGCCCCTGCGCAAACGCTCTCGGCGTACGTTCACGCCAAACTCCTTTATCCTCGTCCATTCTTTTTTCCTATGAGGCACCCCATATTAGATCCAGCACCCCCGAAGCTTGTGAACGATACACGTATCGTGAAACGCTTTCTCACTTGCCCTAACTTCGGGTCTCAGGTTTCACCATTTTCATCGGCACGATGCAACTGCGGTGGCGCATACGCTTTTGGCTCCATCAGAGAACCCACAAGTTTATCTCCGGCTGACTCCCACCAAATCGCCGCTTGAAATCCTGGGCTGGTTTGCCAACCTCCGCACGTATGCCCCCTGAGGATACTGAACCAACCCCAGATGAAGGCTCAGGCGAGCTCTTCCTAAACGACGCGTCAGGTGGCTACGGAAATCAACGAGACTACATTTCCAAGGTCTTGCCTGCAGCCAACGCTCGTCAGAAGGAAATTGAGCAAGAACTCCGGTCTGCTTTTTCCTCCTATATCGAGAGTCGCGAAACCGATGTGGTGATTTTCGAGCGAATGCCGGTTACCGACCTGGCTAAAGCCATACAAGAGCATCCCCTCATCCTGAAATCGCTCTTAGCCGCCTGCAATCTCGCTGGCCGCGCCCTCAAACGAGACCTAAAAATCGACAACATCGACACTTACGAACCTCGCTTAACAGAAGCCCAGGCGAACGCGGTCGCCGGCTACCTTGTCTCCTTTTTGCCGCAATCTATCGAGGTTCCCAGCCTCAGCCGGATTGACAGGATTTCATTCATCGACAAAGAAATTCGGAAGGATAAGGGCCGCTGGGAAAAACTGGTGTGCGACGCACTGAACAAATTCGGAAAAACAGCTTTCAAGAAGCGCAAGTTTGAAGCAGGTGGCCAAGCATTTGAGCTGGACGCCGCTACGCCAGCAAGGGGCAATGTGCAAGTCGGTATCGACGTCAAACGCATAGAAGCCCGCCAGGATATCCACAAGCGATGCGATGAGATTGTGAATAAGGCAGCTAAGCTTAAGAGCGTGTTTCGGAGCGCAAGATTTGGCGCTGTCATTTATTACCCCTTCACCCAGGACCACGCGAATGTATTGAGCCGTCTTGATTCACCGAACGTTGACGCGGTTGTGTTCGCCTCCAGTTCGGCTGAAACGATTGAAAATGCCGTTCGGCTTCTGCTCGCGAAAGTCGAAGGCAATAAACTCTGACCTCTTTACACCAATCAGAGCCCAGCGAGTCGTCGTAGACCCTTCCAGATGGAGTCGATCCAAGCACGGGGGCCCCCCGCCGACCGTGTGACCGTTGTGGGGGCGCTTGTTCCAACCGACGGCGCTGGCGTAGCGGAGGCTGGGCCAGGCACCAGCACAGCCAACGAACGATTAAATTCGGGGCTTACTAGATGGTCCTCAAGGGTGTAGACGATGCCGCGCCCCAATGAAGAGAGGAAACCGGCATAGCCGCGGATGTCGCTCGGGGTGGGGATGGTCGTGGCTCTTCCTGTGTGCGCGCACTCGTTTCGAACAGCGACAAAGCTGTCGAGCTGCGTTTGCATTGTGACGGTAGTCAAGCCAGTCTTAACCGAGAGCTTCGCCCAAGGCTTATCCATGCCTAGGGCGCCCAGCAGACCACCAATCACCCCGAAGCTTGGGTTTGACTCAGTGTCCGCGAAGGCCTCCCAGAGGAGGTCGTAAGGCACGCTGCTTACGGAAGCCAGGCGGCGAGCGATATCATCTGGGGAAGCACTGACCCAGGAAGCTTTGCCTCTGTTATTTTGCTTCGCGGCCAAGACGGCCCCGCCCTTCCCATAATGTGCCTTTTGAATGGATGTCGGCAAGGCGTTAAATGGTATCCGAAGAGCGGAGACGTCCGCGATAAATGCCTCAGCCATATCTTTCAGAAAAGCTTCGAAAAAGCCGCTGAGGATGGCGGCGCAGGCGCATTGCATGACTCCGTGGCGTTCCCGTATGGAGCGCTTAGCAAGCGCCGCTGACGCGTTTGCGTCGATGTCGAGAGTGATGCTCCTAACTCTGACCAGCGCAACTTGAAAATTACGCAGAGCTTTGCGCAACTTGGCCCCCTAGCTGCTAGGCGAGAGCGGTTACGGGTGCGACCCCGCGCACAACAGCCTTGGCCATCTCTATCCTGGTTCGGATCGCCCCCTTCCCATTTGTCCCACTGCTGATAGCCTTTTCAAACACCTCCTGCTGGATCAACCCGTTGAGCTCAGTTTTTAAAGATTCTGCCAATGTGGAATCCACATGTTCAGGGTTGAGCAGGCACAAGGAGTTCATCATGGCGTCTGACAGGGGGGCAGATTTCGGCCCACCTCCCCGCTGGAAGGCCTTGCTTCCGAAAACTCTCCAGCAAACTTCGACCGCTCGTTTGAACGTCGCTTCATCGCGCGCCTCCAGTGCGGCATCTTTCGCGTAAGCATGATTCCTCAGGCCCATATAAGAGCTCAGGTGATCCTTGAACTTGAGTTCCATCCTCTCAGGCTCTGACAGGGCGAAAAATCTGAGGACAAGTTCAACGTCTCTCATGGTTCGGTAGGTAAGGTTGGCCTCTCGATCAGTGTCATCGGCTGGTATACCCCAAACCTCGCGGAAACGACGGTCGTCTGAGAGTCTGTGAAGCAGCGTGTTGAACTTACCCTGGTAGACCGCGTTGCGGATCTCCATCTCGTTAGCGACGACCCCGCCTGTGTTTAGCCGGTCGAAAACGTCATATTTCACCTCAGGGGAGGACTCCTTCAGAATAACCACTGCTGGGACGAACCTACGGGTAATGGCCCTATCGAGGCGCTTCTTCTCCAGGTCGGCGAACCGTAGGCCGTTAAGCTCTTCCCAAACCTTCAGGTCCTTGAGTGAATAAATATTCTTCAGAAAATCGTTCACAGCCGTGAGGCGTTGCCGACCGTCTAGCACGACATAATTGCCGTAATCGTCCTCGCCGAGGAAAACGGGCGGAATTGGCACGTTCATGATGATCGACTCTATGAAGCGGGACTGCTTCTCTACTGACCACCTGTCCCGTCGCTGAAAATCGGGGCTCAGGTTGATCTGCTTTTCAATCATCCCCGGTAGGGTCGAGATGGGCAGCTCAATTTTTTGAGAGATTATCTGCCGCATCTGCTCGCGGTACTTTTCCTCGAGCGGAACTTGTTGGTCCTGCTGTGACTCCTCTCCTAATTCGATATTTTGTTCCTCTGGCATAGGGAGAATTCGCTGGTGGTGCTATTCGCGTCCCCGGGCAGCGCTGGTTCTCATCGCATGTTTGCTACGTTTTTGAGACGGCGCTGCTTTGCAGCCGACTGGGGTTTCTTGCAGGGTCAGGGTAGCGCTGGCTTGTGGCGATACGGTCACCGGAGAGTGGAGCTGGATCTGCAACTCCGCGTGACTGAAGAGGGAGGTGTTTTCGTTCATCAGGCGCGAAGCCGCCATGCGGCAGTATTCGGTGTCGAGTTCGATGCCTATGCTGTTCCTACGCGTTTTGAGGGCGGCTAGCATTGTGGTCCCGGTCCCGCAAAAAGGATCCACGACTGTATCGCCAACGAAGGAGAACATCTGCACCAGACGCGATGCCAACTCGAGGGGAAAAGGGGCCGGGTGTTCCTTGGTCGAAGCCCCTGTCAGATTCCAGAATTGTTGGAACCAGCGGTCGAACTTGTCCTTGGGAATCATGCTTAGCTTGCGCTGCGCTTCCGTGGGCTTGCGGTACCCGCCGGGCTTTCGCTGCATGAGTATGTATTCAATGTCGTTCTTGATGATGGCGTTTGGTTCGTAGGGTTTGCCGAGAAATTTTGAACCGTTAGAAACCTCGTACGAAGCATTCGAGATTTTGTGCCAGATTATGGGGTTTAGATTGTCGAAGCCAAGGCGGCGGCAGATGACGCAAATATCGGCGTGCAGGGGGACAACCGTGTGCCGACCAGCGTTTTCGCGGCGGGATAGGCAAACGTCCCCCACTACGCAAACGAGCCGACCACCCGGAACGAGGACGCGAAATACTTCCCGCCAGGTTTTTTCAAGTTCCTTTATGAATTGCTCATAATCAACTACGTGGCCGAGTTGGCCCTCAGTGTCATTGTAGCGCTTGAGCGTCCAGTATGGGGGCGAGGTAATTATAAGGTGAACGGATTCGTCCGCGATGAATGAGAGATTGCGGGCGTCACCTTGAACGAGGCGGTGGACCGTGGGGAAATCCTCTGGAAGACCAGTGCCATTTTGGGACTGGGCTGACGTGGGGTACTTCATAGCTCGTGCATATGCCCTGAATCGTTTTCCGGAGCTCGGTTGTTTTTGGAGTTCCTTCGCTCGGCCACAGAACGCTGAACATTATGTCTCGTGGTTACAGCAGGTCAATGAGGTTCAAGCACCGCCCAGAAATCATACTCCTCCAGGGCGCCCTTGGCCGTCACGAACGAGTCCGCCTGACGCCGCCCCGCGGAAGCCGAACCGGCGCGTCGGCAAGTCTGCAACCGCCAGCTTGTCCCCCTCAGCGAATTGCCAATCATTTCCCGCGCATCAACCTTCCGGTCATTGATGGCCCCGAACCGCACCACCATCCGGCACCCCCGCTTCGCGACATTCGCACAGTTTCTCCACACCGTGCGCAGGCCATCGGTAAAGTCCTCCTCACTCGAGTGCGGCAACTGCCCCTCAGCAGAGTAGTCAACCCGCGACGATCCACCCACGAACCATCGCCGCAGCCACTGGTCCGGGACGTATGTCCGCATCCCATAATACGGCGGCGACGTTATAATCCAACCGACCTCTTTCTCGAAATCACCGAAACTCTGGGCATCCTGGCTGTCACCCTCAACCACTTGGCCATCCGCAACAGTCTCCTCCTCTCCGAAATACCGTTCGCCTCGGCGCAGTATCAAATCAACCACGTCCACCGCCGGCGGCATCATGTTTCGCTCTTTCCAGAACCTCACCGAGTAGGCCGGCTTCGGCGCGTAAGTCCGCGGACACTGATTTGAGAAGTACGAAGGCCTCGACTTCATCAACGGCCCGTGCAGTCCGCCAAGGATCACCGCACGCAGGGCCTTGCGGCTGTCCGATCGGCAATTATTCAGCAGCCCCTCGCGCAGTCGGCACAACTGCCCAAGCACCTCTTCGCGGAAAGCCAGTTCCCAAAATTCGCCCCCAGGTACATCGGCCGCCTCCGGCCACTGCTCCAATATCAGCCTGGCCGCCGCGACCACCCGCCCTGGTGTCGTGTTCGCCAGCTTCGCTTGCGAAATCGCCGTCGCTACTGGATTAGCATCCACGCCGTACGCCGTCATGCCCAGCAGGCGGCTCGCGTACAATGTCGTTCCTCTTCCCGCAAACGGGTCCAGGACGGCATCGCCCTTTTCCCCGTGCCGCTTCAGCAGCGCATGCGGGAACCTCAAAGGAAACATAGTGAAGTAGGGACAGATTCCGTTTAACAGCATGGTGAATCAGCTATTTCCGGGCTTGGGGCCCTTCTTTACATACAACACCAGAGTGCCGCTCACCTTCGAAGCAGCTTTGAAGCTGTGCCATCCGGTGTTCTGCGGCCCAAAAACCTTCGTCATGACGTGCGGTACCAGCTCGTAAGCCATACTATCACGCTCGTGGCTGTCCATCCCGACAGGCAGCACCTCCAGGCACAACGCCTTTAACGATCCCCAGGCCGCCCCCTCGCCGTCCGCCTTCCCGTGCCACTTGCTTGCCTTGAACGCCGTAACAGCCTTCTCTCGCAGCGCGGCCAGATGGTCTGCCGGAGCCGCCTCAGCCTGTCCCTCCTCCTCGTGGCCATCCACGTTCCCCACGGCAATGAGCTCCGCTTGCGGCTCCCCACTTGGCAGCCCGTCACCGGCGACCCCTGGGCCGGCCGGCGCGGCTGGCTCCAACCCTCCCGTTTCCACCATCACAGGCGAAGGTGTCAGCGCCGGAAACATTTCCCTCAGCTTCTTTGCGAACGTTTCGACCGCGGCCGCCTTGCCATCCTTGTCGAGCGGCTTGTACATCCCCTCAAACGAGAGCGCGCGAAACGCTACCGGGTAAGGCTTGCCACCAACTGAACTCCAAAAAACGCCCTGCCCCGGAATCGGTTCGTTCAGAATCGAACTCAAAAGGTCATTCGAATAATGCGCGTTCGCTTTCGAAACGCTGTACAGGTCGGCGGAGGAAAGCAGATGAGTCTAGGGGTCAGAACAAAGTTTCTCCACTACTTCGTTTCATCCAATAGTCAGCGCGACACCAGGCCTACCGCGCTGCCGTGCGCAGAAAACACGTTCGACCGCAACGCGAAACGCTGTCAAATCGGGGAACTGGGTCAGTCCCGCTTCCGAGCATTGCCGTCCTCCCAACCCCCGAGGTATAACTGCCGAATGGCACTCCCCAGCTTTGTCTCTCCCATGCTTGCCAGGCTTGTCCGCACCCTCCCCGAGGGCCCCGACTGGGAGTACGAACTCAAACTCGACGGGTACCGTCTCCAAGCCATTAAGGACGGCGAAAAAGTGCGCCTGCTCTCCCGCCGCGGAAACGACTTCACCCGGAAATTTGCCAAAATCGCCACCAGCGTTTCCAAAATCAAAGTCAGTTCGGTCATCCTCGACGGCGAGGCTGTCGTGGTCGATAACCAGGGAAAGCCATCCTTCCAGATGCTCCAAAACCGCGCGCGCCTTCCCTCCGGTTGGTCACTCGCGTACTATGTATTCGACCTCCTCCACCTCAACGGCGCCGACCTCAAAGACCGCCCACTCCGTGAGCGACGGGCACCCCTTGAAAAACTCCTGGGCGACTCCGGCGTCCTTTTGTCCCAATCATTGCCAGGCACACTCAGCCAAATTATCCAGGCCGTGAAAGCCCACGGCCTCGAAGGCGTCGTCGCCAAGCGCCTCGATTCCAAGTACCAGCCCGACCGCCGCGGTGACGACTGGCTCAAGCTCCCATTAACACCCTCCCAATATTTCGTCATTGGCGCGTACCGTTTGGACGGCAAAAGGCTCGACATCCTTCTGGTTGGCCAGTTCGAACCGGCGGGGTCAGTGCGACACGTTTTTTCACCGTCGTCTGTGAAAAAACTGCGAACTGACCCCGCCGCCAATCATCCCAAACTCCTGTTCGCGGGCAAAGTCCACCAGGGCCTCAACCCGGCCAACCGCCGCGCCCTGCTCACCCTGCTCCAGCCCCTCGCCATCAAAAAATGCCCCTTCGCCAACCTGCCTACGGGTTCCCCTCGCCCGTCCGACGGGAGAGGGGTCAGGGGTGAGGGGTCAGGGGTGAGGGGCGGCGGCCAGGCCCCTGGGGCGAAGGCGTCACCGCCGACGAAATGGCCGATTACACCTGGCTCCGTCCCGAAATCGAAGCCGAAATCAAATTCACCGAATGGACCGCCGGCGGCCTCCTCCGCCACGCCGAATTCGTCTCCCTGCGCGAGCTGTAAAGAAACGGGTGGGGTCAGTGCCACACGTTTTTTCCCCGCCGTCCGCGAAAAAACTGCGAATCGATTCCTCCGGTGCCGGTCGATGCAGTCTGCGCGTCGTGCCGGTCGATGCAATAAATAGTAACCAGCAGCGCTACCGCTGCGTCTACTCTTGATAATCCAGCGCAAGAGAGGGTCCGGGGACTCCGTTGCGAGCTACCTTAAACAGAAGCAATCAAGACTCGTTAACATGAAGACACACACCTCAACACGAAATCTGGCGATTGGATTTGTAATTGCCGGCGTCTTTCTTCTCGCCATCGACTGCCCGGCGCAGCAGGAAGATCCCAGCGGTTACAAGGTAATCAAATCCGCTCGAGTCGGCGGCGAAGGTGGTTTCGACTACCTGTCGGCCGATGTCGATGCACGTCGGCTTTACGTTCCCCGAAATGGACCTGCTGGTGGTCTGACCGTGTGGGACCTCGACACCCTTGCGCCCGTCGGCGACATTCCCGGAGTGGCCTCCGGCGGCGCGGTGGGCGACTCAAAATCCGGTCACGGCTTCTCGACGACGAGTCCGGTGACGATGTGGGACGCCAAGACACTGAAGGTGATAAAGACGATTCCCGTTCAGAGCCGCCCCGATGGCATCCTGTTCGATCCTTACAAAGCACGCGTGTGGGTGTTCAGTCATGGAGCACCGCAGGCGACCATCATTGATGCCGTTGAGGGAACCGTGGTCGGCAGCATCGACCTGGGCGGGGCTGCCGAACAGGCCGTTACCGACGGCCACGGTAAGGTCTACGTAAACCTGACAGACAAGAGCACCATCGCGGTGATCGATGCGAACCAACTTGCGGTAACCGCACGCTACGACCTAAGCGGCACAGCTTCCAACGCTGGCGGCCTGGCATTCGATCCCAAAAACCACATCCTTTTCTCGTACCTCCACCGACCCTCATCGGTGGCTGTGATCGTCAACGCCGACACTGGAAAGATCATCACCACCCTCCCTACAGGCGAAGGTGTGGACACCGCTGGATTTGATCCAACAACAATGGAGGCCTTCAGCGCTCAGGGGGATGGCACCATGACGATTATCAAGGAGCGCAGTCCGACGGACTTTGTGGTGGAGCAGAATGTGAAAACAATGTCAGGCGGTAAGACCCTGGCAATGGATACCAAGCTCCACCGCGCCATCGTGATCGCAGCCGAATTCGGTCCCGCGCCCTCTCCGCAGCCAGAGGGAGGAAGACGCGGACGTCGCCCCATGGTTCCTGGCTCCTTCACCATCTTGATGGTTGGAAAGTAGGCTGGTCCGCCGTAGTCTTGGCGGAGACGGAAACAGCAAAAGCCCCCGATCGCATTTAGAGTGGCGTGTTTGTCACCTCCCACGTTCCCCGTCTCCGAGTCCCGTTATTCCCGGTCCTCATCCTTCCACACCCGGAGCATTTAGCCTCTAGCGCCGGCGGCGCACCTGGTGCCCGACCGAAAGGTCCTCCGCATCCTCTGCTCTGAATCCACTCACCGCCGTTGGCAATTCTCAAATCTCCCACCCCCACCATTTCCGCCGCCGATCGTGCCTGGACTCAGGAGCCTGGTCCTTGCCATAGACGTACCGAATCATCTTCATCGCCGTCTGTTCACTCTGCCTGGCAATCCATTCTTCCGCCCCTCTCGCATCCTCTTCCAGCTTGCCCGGTTGATACCACGGCGGTTTGCTCAGCAATTGCATCTGCTGACCGACGAGAATCAGCGAGATTGCCGCTTCCACTCGCGTCAATCTGTTGATCATTGCCATTCGGTATTTCGTATGCTGCTTTTCGTGCCCCGCCAGCCACTCGATGAGCTGGGTCAGCAGCTTGAAGTTCGCCTCTGTTAATCCATCGATATGCCTGACAATTTCCGGAGATGTCGTGATCGATCTAGCATTTCTTCTCATACCGTTGGCATACCACAACCTGCGTACCATGGGCACCCCAATTTCCCGGTAGTGAAGGCGTCTCGGGTCACGTGCGGGAACCGAGGCGACGGGCGCAAACCGACCCTCGCCTACCACAGTTCACTGTCAGTGAAACTGTCAGTGAAAGTAGTCCCGCGTTAACAAAAATAGTCGCGCGTTCACCTCAATTCCCGTTGACATGTGCAGTAATACTAATACAATAAGCCTAATGAATCGGTAGCACTTGTCCGATTCCGACCCTCGCCTCCAACTCTTGTGGGCTTACCCACAAGCACTTCCGGAGAGCAGGGGTCCGAATCTTCACCGGAATCTTCACCTAATTCAGAACACGCTCAGAATTCGTCCAGAATCCCTGGAGAATCGTTTCATTGCTCGCTTATAGCGACAATGCCGACCGCTTCACACTCGCAACCATGAGTGAAGCAATGCAACAACAGTTCGGTTTGATTCGGCGCCCGTGGGGCGTCTACTACCTCAAAAACAAAACCACTGGAACAGACCAGCCTCAAGACTCGCGACAAAGACGAGGCCCTCCGCCTCCTGGCTGCCCACAACGACACCGAGGCCCAGCCTCATTTCAACCTCGCCCTGGCCCGCGTCTACATGAACGGCGCCGATCCAAAACTTGGCACTCGCACCTGGCAGGAAGTCATGGAGCACATCGTCGCCAAGAAAACCGACGAAACCCGCCGGCGCTGGGAAGTCGCTATCAAAGACGCGAACTTCGATTGCATCCGCAACCTCGCCGTTGCGGAGACGCGCCCGGAACATTTCGACCGCGCCTTAGAGGATGGCAAAGTCTCCAGCAACGTCTACCTCCGCCGGATACATAACCATGCCCTCGGCATGGAATGGCTCCTTAAATCAGTCATTCCGCGCCTGCAATGGCCACGTCCGGTGTTCGGGCAGAAACGCGCCATCACCGCCGCAGAACATCAGGCAATCGTGGAACGCGAGACCAATCCCGAGCGCCGCGACTTCTACGAGCTGCTCTGGCACACCGGCGCTTCCCAGACCGACGCGGCCTGCCTCACGGCCGAGGACATCAACTGGAATACGCGAACAATCTCCTACTGCCGCAAGAAGCTGAAATCTCGCTCGGGCGTCAAACCCGCCCTCATCCGCTTTGGGAACGAAGTCACCGCCATCCTCCAGCGCCGGCCGCAATCAGGCCCGCTCTTTCAGTACCTGCGCACCGTTCGACCAGGCGACCGCGCCACCGAGTTCAAGCAACGCTGCACGGGCCTAAAGATAAATGGCATCTCCCTCCATTCCTATCGCTACGCCTGGGCAGAACAAAGTTTAGCAACTATGCGGCAGAATGTGGACAACCAGACCTCCACGGGAGCATGATTGAGCGTGTGAAGATTGACCGTTTTGCGTTAATACGACGATTGTGCTGGGTGGTTCTATTCAGCGGACTCATCTGGAACATTGTGCTCACATTAGATTATTTTGACCCACCCGCCACAGACCCGCTGATGGTCAGGTTCGTCAAGTCAGGCGATTATTTACCGAGCGGGGATACGTTTACCCTAAGGCAGATTGTTCCGTCCCTTTCCCGAATACTGGAGGAGGATAGGAAGAGTTATAGGCGGGTCTTTTTTGTCAGTGTGTTAGGTCTCGCTGCTGCCGTTGTCGTAGCAGCAATCCCACGAAGGACTTCGTGACGGTTTAGGCATTGTTATGATGTTGCACTCGTTTACAGTCGCAGATGTGTTTCTGATTGAGGGGCGTGGTTGTGTGCTTGTTCCGGGATTACCGACAGAACCCGAATCACCAGTAGTGAAAACGGGGGCACGCATACAGTTGCGAACGCCTGCTGGCAGGGTGATTGACACGAATATCAAAGCGATTGAGATGATTACATATCGCAAGAAACCCGAGAAGATTTGTTGTCCGATTTTGCTTCCGAAAAACTTCACCAAGGATGATGTTCCCATCGGAACCGAAGTGTATTTGGTGCAGGACTAGCACGCCGCACACTCTATAACCCGCTTCACGGCGGTTGCTGTCCATGTTCCTCCCCGTGGGGTTTTTTCGCCTCGCTTGTTCATACAGTCAGCGATGCGGGATAGCGTTTCCACTCCCGTGCTCTGGATTTCACGGATGCTCTTAAGGGCGGTAGCAGCAAACTCCTGCTTCCGTTTGATGTTCGCCTCAACCGCCTTCCTCAATGACCTCTCGGGATTCGGATTCCCCAAGACAACCCCCCGCTGCTTGGCAACAGCGAGACCCGCTGTCGTCCGTTCGGAAATCAACTGCCGTTCACGCTGGGCGAGTAGGGCGATGATGCCCACGCTCAACTTGTCGGCATTTGGCATATCGCAAGCGACGAAGTCAACCCCGCTGTCTTGAAGTTGGAGCAGAAAGGCGGCATTGCGGGAAAGGCGGTCAAGTTTAGCGATGACCAGCACCGCCTTTTTGGATTTCGCCGTTTGGATTGCGGCGGCAAGTTGAGGTCTCTTGTTGTTCGCTCCGCTCTCTACTTCCTCAAAGGTTCCAACCAGTTCGCAGTCCATTGAAGCAAGGTAACGGGCAACCGATTGCTTCTGTGCCTCAATCCCGTTCCCCTGCAACCCTTGCTTTTCGGTGCTGACTCGGTAGTAGGATACGAACTTCATTCTCATGGCACCAAAATGCCAGAAAAACTCTAAAATATCAACACGTAACGTTCATTACGTGTTGATATTTTATTATTTTGGGAACGTTGGGGCGGTGTACAAGGGTGAGATTGCCCGCAAGATGGCGTTCTGCGGCGTCCTGAATACCACAGGAGCGACTTTTAGAGCAGTGCGAGGGAGATGGGGCGATTGCCCAAAATCAGCGTTTTCGGGAGTTCTGTTTGTTCTGTCGCTCAATCTCCCGCTTTCGCCGCTCCTGCTCCTGATGCTTGCGAAGGACGTTCTTTACACGGGCGAGTCTGGTCTGGTAGGTGACGATTTGGTTGCTCAAACTCTCTGTCCTGCCATCTTCACCCACGAGTTGCGGCATCATTTCCACCATCGCCTCCATCTGTGCCAGAAGCATCTGGAAAACCTGAATCATCTTGGTGGCGTCATTCATGCGGAACCTCCACGTCCAGCAAATTGAATAGTCGGATTGCTCGCCTTTGCACTTCTGGATTTCCCTCAAGACACCATACGATGTCGGCGAAATCCATTTGCATATCGGCGACTTGGTCATCAGTCATTTCAAGTTCAATCTTCATAGTGCTTCCTTCTGGTTGGCGTTCCGTAAAATCTGCGTGTGGAGTAGCGTTGACATTTTCCAGTGGCAAAACTCGCCGTGGAAGTATCGGGAATGATGCAGCGGCGTTTCGTCGTTCTGGGTCAGATACCAGATGCCGAGGGGCGTCTTGGTTGAATCCCACGGCACGATTTCGCAAACAGATTTGCCGATTTTTTGCCATTGGCGGGTGAGGTATCGGCACACAACTTCGGGCGTGGTGCGGATGACATTGTCGCTGGTGAGAGCAAAATGAAAATGAAACCGCTTCCCGTGCCGACTGCCTTCTTGTTTCAGGAACCATCCAACCCCTTGAAGGTCTCGTCTGCCCGTGAATCGCTTTGCGAGGTCTCGCATTAGCAGGTGGAACTTTTTCAACCGCTCTTTTTCGTCGCCCTGAAACTCATCTTTGAAACTCAGGTGCCCATACACCATCCAGTTCGGCACCAAGTCAAGCGATGCGAAGATTGCATCGTGCATGTGCTGATAACGGAGGTCTCTCTTAGTGTCTCCCATGTCTATCATAAATACAGCATTCAAGGGGAACCCGTCCCCTTACTCGGAACACCGCGACATCGCACGACATCAACTCACCGAACCCGAGGCTCGATGAATCAGCGCTCGCTCCTGGGACACCGTCCGGCCATCCGGCAGCACCTCACCGCGCTTAAGCAAGTCCAACAAACTCTCGCGGCTGATTGCGCCGGCCTTCCAGGCGATGACCGCGGCATTCAACTGGTCAGCCGTTATTGCGCGCGACGCCAGGTCAGTATTCATCGCGAAACCTACCTGGTGTTCACCTCCCGGCTCAGTTCCATCAGTCCCCCATCCAAACATCAACCGTTTCCAGTACTGGGAGCTCCGCATCATCTGGCTCATGCTCCGCGGCGAATGCATGCGCGTCCCCATTTTCAACGACGGCCCCACCTCCTCCTCCCTCTCCCATCCGATGGGAGAGGGCCGGGGTGAGGGCCAACCATCACTCGCCACTCGTCACCCGTCACTTAAACAGGTCCTCATTCTCGACCCATCCCGCTTCCAACACATCGTCGAAGGTAGGGGCCCGTTTTGCTCCGAACTCATCACTGCGCAGCCAGTCGCCTGCAAATGCGGCAGATTGTCGCAATCAGGCAACAGAACGAACCCCAGGGCGCCCAGGCGCTGGCCCAAGGTCCGCCGGACTCGTTGGGAACGTGTAACCCCTCCCGTCAAGGCACATCTTGTGGGACTTACGCCCGGCTGGATCAAAGTCAGGACATTGTCGCAGACGGCGTCAAAAAGACCGGCCAGGATGCGCCCACGATCTTCTCCCTTGTTGGCCAAATGGGTCAGGTCGGTCTTCAGAATCACCGCGCAACGACCCGACAAAGGGGCCGGATCGTTAACCTTTTCGCACAGGACGCTTGCTTCTTCGACCGACAGGGAAAAGCGCTCGATCAGTTGCTTTAAAAAATTGCCGGTTCCCTGGGAGCAACGGCTGTTTTCGCGGAAGACCGTTTGCCCACTCGACCGTAGTTCCAGGACGGAAATCCGTGCGCGCCGATATCGATGATGGTGACCGGTTCCAATCCATAAAAGTGTTGATACCCTCGAAGCAGAGCCTGTTTCTGGGAAATGTGCGGCAGGTCGACTCTTTCAGCAAAGCGACCACACACCGCCGCGGCGGCAACCGAACCCCAGTCCCAGCCCTCGAGCATCTGTCTCAAACTTGAGCCTGGGTTTTTCCGATGCTCGCAGGTGAGCCTGCGCTGCAGGTGAACCGAGCCGCTTTCGCAATTGAGTTCCACAGCCTTAATCGTTTCGGCACCGGCATCGATCCCGACCAGTCGTCTCGGTTTCATATATTGCCTGGGTAAACGGTTGAACCTGGAAAAAGCCACCTGACGAACAAGGGTCAT